CGTATTGACCAAGGGTCAACAACCTTGGATTAGGCCCAATCCTTATCCCAATCCACTAGCAGGTCGTTGATGAAAAATTTCTTAAAGAAGCTATTTGGCATTGATAAAATAGAAGAGTCCATTGAGCTAATAAAAAAAGTAAAAGAAGCCAAAGAAGCCGAATTAGCTCAAGCTGAAGAAGCTGCTAAAAAGGCTTTGGAAGAGGAAGCTATTGCTAAAATGACTCCAAAAGAACGTGCCACACAACGTGGTGAACCTTGGGTCGGTGTTATAGAAACACACATTAACAAGGAAAATGTTCGTAATGGCTTCTTTGAGCTTGACTGGAATGAGGAATTCATTGTACAATTGAAGCAAGCAGGATACGGATACGACGCTGATCCACAAGAAGAAATTGTAGATCGTTGGTTCCGTGATCTTGCTCGTAACGTTCTAGCTGAAGAAGGCCAGGACGTTAACCGTGGCGCTGGATACATTAACGTAAACAAACTTAGTGGCGGACGTTCCGAAGTTAAATGACATATATTTTAGTTGATACTGCGAATACTTTTTTTCGTTCTAGACACGCAATCAATGGTAGTGCAGATATAAAATTGGGCATGGCCTTCCATATTACCCTAAACAGTATCAAAAAAGCGTGGACTGACTTTAATGGCAGTCATCTAGTATTCTGTTTAGAAGGTCGTAGCTGGCGTAAAGATTACTACGCACCTTATAAACGTAATAGAGCCGAATCTAGAGCTGCGGCCACTGAGCGTGAACAAGAAGAAGATCGTATTTTCTGGGAGGCCTTTGACACTTTCAAAGATTTCATATCAGAAAAGACTAATGCTACTGTATTACAAAACTCACAACTAGAGGCCGATGATCTTATTGCTGGATTTATTCAAAGTCATCCCCATGATGACCATGTTATTATCAGTACAGATAGCGATTTTATTCAATTAATTGCTCCTAATGTACGTCAATATAACGGAATCACCGAAACTACCTACACAAGTGAAGGCATTTTTGATAAAAAAGGCAAACGTGTAATTGATAAAAAGACCAATGCGGAAAAAGATCTAATTGATCCAGAATGGGTATTATTTGAAAAATGTATGCGTGGTGATCCCACTGACAATGTGTTTAGTGCTTATCCTAAGGTACGTAAAAATAAGCTATTAGAAGCATTTAATGATCGTAGTCGTCGCGGTTTTGCTTGGAATAACTTAATGCTACAGCGTTGGGTGGATCATAACGGCGAAGAACATCGTGTATTAGATGACTATGAACGTAATCGTAGACTAATTGATCTCACACATCAACCTGATGATATTAAACAAATCATCAATGAAACTATTACAACCAATAGCCAACCTAAAAACATCAGTCAAGTTGGTATTAGACTTATGAAGTTTTGTAATTTATACGACTTAAAAAGAATCACTGAAAATATTCAGCAATATGCCGAAGCATTTCAGGCTAATTATCCCGTGGAGTAAAAAAATGAACAGTATCCAAGCCAAACCCATTGTTGATGGAGTATTATGGATTGTAGAACAAGATGGCGTTAAAGTAGGAACTCTACATAAAAAAGAAAATAATCAATATATGTTGAGTTCGAAAAACGGAGAATATGTTTTTCCTAAAAAATCAGACATAACTAAGCAATTTGGTCGTGAGTTCTTTCTCAAAGATATAGAAACAACTGTTTCCAGAGCTGTAATTAATGATTGTTATGGGTATCCTACTAAATGGGAACCCTTTAATAGCATTTTTAATTTAAGAAAAAAGCTGCCGTTATTCACTAAAAGCAATCAAAGTAAAAGCTTGTTCTGTGCAGGATTTTATATTATCAAATTTCCTAAAAATTGGGTTAAAAGCTTCTGTCCCAAACTAATTACCATAGAAAGATACCCGTATAAAGGTCCTTTTAAAACTGAAGAAGAAGCTAGGGAATCACTAAACAATGAAAAATGAACCTATTAATACTTTTCCTCTACAACAATTCATTGAGCAAGTAAAAATTGCTGATATGAGTCAACAAAGAGAAATTAAGCTGGACATACGTACAGCTAAAGCATTAGCCTTCACTATAGGTGAAGTCAATACAAGGCTGTTACAGGATTATGATCGGCTATTAGCGGAATTAAAAGCCAATAATAACAATGACATAGTTGAATTGAAGATGGACGGAGGAGGCTTTTCACAATGATTTTGGATAAATATACTTATCCAGGATCATACAATGAGTCGCCCAAAACCAAAAATTTTACTAGAACATACTAATAAAAAGAATTTCAAAACTGATCAAATTTTGGAAGCTGAGGCAATTTGGGCCGTATTTTATAAAAATAAACCTTTTAACTTGAAAAGTTTTAGCAGTGTAGTCAGTTATCCTGGACCTAAATATAAAAAAACTGCATTTAGCAATCCAGGACACGCTATTAACTTAGCAAAAAAACTTAACTTAGAATTTCATTGCCAAGACTTTACCGTAGTTGTACTAACTTCTGGTCAAACTCTTAAAGATGAATAGTCTAACATATACCAAAATATTCCTAACCACTAAAGAACGATCCTGCGATGAAGTCAATGTGAAACTTCATCACAAAATTTGGTGGCAAAATACTCGTACTAAAGCTAAAGGCGGACTACGTCTAACTGACAAAGGCTACGAATTTTTAGTAAAAGAATTGGATTTGAAAGAATATGAAGTTCCATTTACCGAAGATATTGAACTAAGCCCTCAAATTATTATCTTTTTTGACCAATTTTTGGATTGTCCTTACTTTCTTACTCATCGTAGCCTCACCGTTTTCTCCGAGAAAAAGGCTTTTGAACTACATATGTTCTCCGATGATATACGTAAATTTGGCTTGATGAAGGCTATGAAAGCTAGACGATCAGACGAAAAACCACTTGACTAAAACCGCAACATCACTTATAATAAGAACATAGCAAATTTATTTCAACTTAACAAAGGAAACAAGCTATGTCCGAAATTATTAGTCGCACCGTTGGCCCCCGTGATGCCAAACGTGCAATTCAAAAATGCTTCAGTAAACAACGCCCTCTGTTCCTTTGGGGACCTGCTGGCATTGGCAAGTCAGACATTGTTAAACAAATTGGCGAAGATATTGGCGCTCATGTTATTGATATCCGCTTGAGTCTTTGGGAACCCACTGATATTAAAGGCGTTCCTTACTTTGATTCTAACACTGGTAAAATGCTTTGGGCTCCTCCCAGCGAACTGCCAGACGAAGCTATGGCCAAAGAACACAAAAAGATCATTCTGTTTTTGGATGAGATGAACAGTGCTCCTGGTAGCACACAGGCTGCCGCTTATCAGCTTATTCTTAATCGTCGTATTGGCACTTATCGCTTGCCAGACAATGTGGTAATTGTAGCTGCTGGTAACCGTGAAGCAGATCGCGGCGTTACTTATCGTATGCCAGCTCCATTGAGCAATCGCTTTATTCACTTGGAACTACGTGTTGATTGGGACGATTACGCTTTTTGGGCTACTGAGAATCGTATCCATAAAGACGTAGTTGGCTTTTTGACGTTCTCTAAAAAGGATCTTCATGACTTTGATCCAAAGTCTGCTTCAAAAGCATTCGCTACCCCACGTAGCTGGACTTTTGTGTCAGAGCTGCTAGAGGATGATGACACTGACGAAAACACCATGACTAACCTTATTTCAGGTGCAGTTGGTGAGGGTCTTGCAATTAAGTTTATGGCACATCGTAAAATTTCCAGCAAGATGCCTGATCCCACTGATATTTTGAATGGTAAAGTTAAGAAAATGGAATCGCGTGAGATTAGCGCCATGTACTCACTGGCAGTTAGTCTTTGCTACGAACTTAAAGATTCCAGCGACAAGCGAGCGAAGACTTGGGATAAACAAGTCAATAACTTCTTCCGTTTTATTATGGATAATTTTGAAACTGAATTGGTTATTATGAGCACTAAACTTGCTCTTACCCAATATCAACTTCCTCTGGATCCAGACGAGATTGATTGCTTTGATGAGTTTCATACTAAGTTTGGTAAGTACATTTCGGCAGCTACCGAAAAGAAGTAAAAATTTACCACTTGACACCGCCTTCGGGCGGTGTTATACTATATACATTATATAGGAGAACACTATGCAACATTCATTAGATCCCGTCGTTGACAAAATTATCGTAGCTCGAGTAGGTCTCCTACTTCGTCATCCATTTTTTGGTAACATGGCTACTCGTCTTAAAGTTGTCGATGCTACTGAATGGTGCGCCACTGCTGCCACGGATGGTCGGGCACTTTACTACAATCGAAACTTTTTTGAAGACTTGACCAATAAACAAGTTGAATTTGTTATTGGTCACGAAATCCTCCATAATGTGTTTGATCATTTAAGTCGTAATGAAGGTCGTAATCGTAAAGTGTTCAATATTGCCGCTGACTATTGCGTAAACGGTCAATTGATTCGTGACCATATTGGTGAACAGCCCCCTAAGATCCCTATCTTCCATGACGCCCAGCATTATGGCAAGAGTGCAGAGCAAGTCTACGACGAGCTCATGGAAAAGTATGATGAACAAGAACTAGCCGCATTAGGTGAGCTACTTGACGAGCACATTGACTGGGATAAAGACGATGAAAATGGTCGTCCAAAATATACTAAAGAAGAACTTAAGGCCATCCGTGACGAAATCCGTGAAGCCACTATCCAAGCAGCCAATGCCGCAGGGTCAGGCAATACCCCAGCAGGTGTAGCTCGTCTTATTAAGGATCTCACTGAGCCTAAAATCAATTGGCGGCAATACTTACGTCAACAGATCCAAAGTTTAATTAAAGCTGATTTTAGTTTTACTCGTCCCAATCGCAAAGGCTGGAGTTTAGGTGCTATTTTACCCAGCATGAAACATGAAGAAACTATTGATATTTGTGTTGGATTAGACATGAGCGGTAGTATTACTGATGCAATGGGCAAAGACATGCTCAGTGAAATCAAAGGTATCATGGATGAGTACAAAGATTTCAAAGTAAAAATTTGGTGTTTTGACACTGA